AACGCAGGTAACTGCGTGCGTCGAGAACCTGACCTACATCCAGTAGTTTCCTTTAAGAGGAACCTACATGACTGACGTGCAACATCGCGATGATGTCGAAGTTTCAGCGATGAAACTTCTGCACAAGCATCTCGTACCGAGCGTTAAGACCGACTCCATAGTTGACTATGTTAACCTGGAGTTGAATCCTAACGTGTACAGTTCTGCAGAGGCCTTTATCCGAGATTACACTTATGTCTCCTTTCTACGCAAGTGGAAAGGTTTCAAAGACAAGAGTATTAATCCGGAATGGAGTGCCTTTGCTACTTGGACGAAATCCGAGAAGCAATGTTTCTCAACTAACCGTAGGCTCGAGCTCGAAGCCTCGACGGGTTCCTATTCCGTCGCGCCTGCTGCTATAGTTGCAGCTCAGCGTAAAATACTTCGAATACTCGGCCACGTTGATGTTGAGAGAATAGCTGAACTGTGCCGGTTCGGTAGTGGCGCTACTTACGACCTGCGTCGTGGTAGTTCACATGCCGACAAATCCCGCAGACCATCCATAACCTTTGATGCGATTCCGATGGCGTGTCATGTCCTTAAGGGAGATGACTACCTAGGGTCGCTCGTCGGTCCCCTTAGCGATCTTAAGATCGTTGAGGCAAACCGTATGGTTATGGTCCCGAAAACTGTTAAGACCCACCGTCCGATTGCGGCAGAGCCCACGCTGAACAGCTATATTCAGCAGGGGATCGGCCGTTATATCAGGATGCGTCTTAAACGGTTTGGCGTTGACTTGGATGACCAGACGATCAACCAAGACTTCGCTCGCTTCGCTCAGGAATGGGGTTTTTCCACCATCGACCTAAGCTCGGCGAGCGATACGCTTTGCACCAACCTTGTTAAGCTGCTTTTGCCACGAGAGTGGTTTGAGCTGCTAGACTCGGTACGTTGTAAATACACTGAGTACAAGGGCAAGAGGTTCGTTCTCTCAAAGTTTTCAAGTATGGGCAATGCCTTTACTTTTGAACTAGAGTCGCTTATCTTCCACGCTCTTGTATCTAGTGTGTGTACAACAGGTGTTTCCTCGGTATACGGCGATGACTTAATTGTCATGAACTGCGACTACCGGTCAACGTTAGAAGTTTTAACGTGGGCAGGGTTCACTATCAATGACAGTAAATCATTTAGTGAAGGCTCTCGTTTTTATGAGTCTTGCGGCAAGCATTATTTTGATGGTAGGGAGGTTACTCCCTGTTATCAGAAAGATGTCTGCGTTCGACCTCATGATTACGTTCGTCTCCACAATCGTCTTATTCGTGCTGGTATACGCCTTAACTTCAGAAATGAATTTAATGCAATTGCTAGACACGTCTACGACGAATGCCGCTCAGCCTTTGGACGGAAATGTCCCGGAATCGGCCCCTTAGTAGAGTATGATGAATACTTTGTTAAAGAGTCTTTTGTCTGGGATAGTCCCTTTGCTGACCGCGTCCTTATCAAAAGCGCTGTCTCTCTTCCTCAAACCAAAAGGTGTGAAGAGGAGTGGCAGGAAATCGCATACTTAGGACGCAAACTGAGGAGTCCAGGGTTCCGTAGTCCAATCCGT